CGCCGTTTCGACCGGCGAGATTTTCTTTTTCATCGCATCGAGAGCGGCCGAGAAATCACTTGCCGAAATTGTCGATCCATCGAGTGCGCCACCAACACCCTCGACCGTTGGAATGAAATCCAAGAGTGTCGAGGTATTCGAAAGAACCGATTGGTTGGTGAAATCGGTTTCACGATTGAAATCCTCAATCGCATCCGTCACGCTTAAAAATTCAAGGCCAAGTGCGCGTTCCGCCGTTTCCAGGATGGCGGTGAAACTAATCATGTCGGCGAGAGCCTCAACGCCATCGATGAGTTCCTGGTTGAACTCGGTGACTGCGATTGCACCCGCCGCCAGGACACCACCCAAGGCCAACAAGTTCCCTTTGGTCAATGTCATAACGGTTGAGATCACCGACAAGGTAATTTGCGCCCTGGCAATCGTTTTGGCGAACTTCACAACCGCATTCGCAACGCCAATCACCTTTTTGATGATGGCAACGCCGAACACAACATCGAGGATTTGGAATAAGGTGTCGGCATTGCTAAACACCAACTTGATTCCGGCGGTGAATAACATCAACGCCTTGGTCATCTTGTCCGAGATCAATTCGGCCAGTGCATCATTGCCATCGATGAACTTGGTCAATTCCTGGATCGATTCCGACAATGCGCGGCCAAATCCGGCCTCACCAATGGTGAACATGAATCCATCGATGGTGTCCCGCAAATTGGTCATTGCACCGCCCAGGGTCGCCGCCTGACGCGCTGCGCCACCGGCAAACTGAACATCCGCAATTTCGGTCAATGCCTGGACAATCGAGGCCGAGTCGTTGTTCACAACCTTTGTGATGTCACCCATTCTGAGGGTGATTTGATCGCCCTCTTTCGATGCCTTGATGCCGAACTCTTTTAATCGTTCGAACTCGCCCATCGACGCATCCGCCACCGCTTCGGCGAATTGCATGATGGATTTTGATGTGCCGCCGGCGATGTCGGCGAATGACATAAGTTGAGATTCGGTCGGTCGAATGCCCTGCGAAACCAAGAGGTTGAACGAACCAACAACCTCTTGCAATGAGAATGGCGTTTGTTTTGCAAAATCTTGCAAGATTCGAAACGCGCCATCCGCGCTTTCGACCGATCCGGTAAAGGTTACGAGCGAGGCTTTGAGGCTTTGGAACTCTTTGTTGACGTTGATTAGATCACGAACAAAGGCTCCGGCGAAAACCGCGCCCAATGCACCCGCAACTTTTGCAACATTTAGAAACGCCGTTTCCACCCTTCCCAGGTTGGATTGTAGCGTTCTAAATGCTCGAGCGGTTTCATCTCTTGCGGTTAAGCGGGTTTCGAGCCTGTTGGTTGCCATTCTTTTTCATCGCCTGTCGTTGCCGGTCGGATTGGATTTGGATGTAAACCGACCATTCCATAAACTCATCAACTGACATTTCGGTTTCGATTTGCTCAACCGTCTTGCCTAGTTTCTCGGCGAGGAAAAATTTGAACTGTCGTTCCTCGCTCTCCCTTAGTTTTTTTCCAAATCCTCAACCGCCGATCCCATGATTTGATTGGCGATTCTGGCGAGAACCGTTGCGTCAACCTGGTTGCGTAGGTCTTTTTTATCACTGATTTGGAAAATCTTGTTTCCCTCGGCATCAAGTGCCTTGAGAACAAGAACCTCGGCAAGTGCATCGGCCTCGGATTGATTCTTAACCGCGAACTGCAACTTGCCTTGGTCTTGTAAGGTAAAGGGTCGAGCGTAAAACACGAAAGGATGACCATCCTCATCCGCCCATTCCGGAACGACAATTTCCTTGATGGGTTGATTTTGATAATGATTCTTTGCGCGTTCGATAACGCTCAAACCTTGGGATTTAGAATTAGCCGCCATCATTCAAATCCTTATGACACTGTGGTTTCAGTTAGTGCGCCGGTGCCTTGGAATGAGATCGATGCCTCAACCATACCGTCGAACGATGCCGAAATTGTGCGGCCGGTGATTAGAACCGTTCCACTCAACTTGTGATCGCCTGATGTGTTACCTTCGAACTGAACGTTCAATGTCACCTCTGACCCCACTGTCAACGCGCCTTGGCCCGATGTGTCAGTGTCATCAAAGAAAACATCGGCCGAACCACTGAATGATTTCAAAGATGTTTTATAGGTGCGCGATGTGTCACCCATTGCTGTATCTTCTAGGGTGTCCATTGTCTCATCGATTGAGTATGAACGAACCTCGGCAACCTGGTCAGTTCCGACCAAGATCACCCCATCGCTTCCGGTAAATGTCGCCATTTTTTAATCCTCACTTTCAAGGGTTTCAGTTTTGGCAACCTTTTTGGTTGCCTTTGGTTTGGATGATCGGGGTGAGTCCGTCCATCCTTTGGCCTCGAATGATGCCAAATCTTGTGCGTTTATCGTGATCGGCATTCCGCCGGTCGGTGGATAAACTTGGATTCGTTTCGCCATGTTTTCAGTCTCCTATTTAATAGACCGTTTCGGCATCGGTTTCTTGTGTAGAATACACGATTTCGAAAATAAATCGACCCACAACAACCGGCCGTTCGCCCTCTCCGGCAAAATCGGCCTCAAAAGAAACCAACCTTGTGTCCTTGGCATTTCCGCCCCTGGTGAGATCGGTGGTCATCGCCGCCTCAACTTCCGCCGCAATCGTATCGAGAACATCATCCGCCACCGCGCTCTCGACATATGCCTCAACTGACACCTCGAGCGATCGAATAAGACCTCGCGGCGGCTTGATCGTTTGAGCCTCAATCGTTTCGCTCGAGGTGTAGATACAAAGGCCAGGCATTTTGGCCGTTTGTATTGGATAAACTCTTGAGGCGAAAACATTGGAACCGGTCGTTGTGAGGCCGGTCAATGTTGTTTCGATGTCATCGCGGATAAGTTTGCGAATATGCGCCATTTATACTTTCTCCAACGCCAGGGTGGTCATTCCGGTGCCATCGTGATCCACAACGCGGATCGTGTAGTTTGTGGCATTTACAACCAACGCATCACCCTCGACCGCGCTAGAAACATCATTCGTTCGACATAGGAATCGAGGTTGGCGAACGGCCATCGGAATATTGCCACCCGCGTCAACCTCAACGATGTCGTTGTCAAAAATTCCGTTGACGGTTGTTGCCGATCCGCCGGTCGGCGTATAGGTCGCCGCGACACCAAAATCATTGATGCCAACAAAAACCGCAAGATCGTCGAGAGATTCAACCGCCATCGATCAATCCTTATTTTTTCGCTTTAGAGCGAGTTTTTGCCTTTGGTGCATCGGATGTGCTTAAACCAACCGAACGGTCACTCTTGGCCGCGCTCTCGGCGTGTGGGATGCCTTTGCCGGTCGCCATCAACATCGAGGCGAGGGAATCATCAACATCAACAATCGTGCCGGCATCTTTTGCCTGGCCATCAATAACCGTTCCGCGAATCAATTCAATTTTCATTATTCAAACCCTTTGTTGGAAAGAGCGGGGTTTCCCCCGCTCTCTTTGGTTTACGCTGTTGTAACGTCCAGGATTGCCGCGAAAGATTCCGCGTGGCGAACCGCAACGTCCACATCTTGGAACATTGAGATTCGTGTCGCACCTGTTGTCGAACCGGAATAAGGATCGACAAGAACATCCAGGCCACCGAACATGCCGATCATTAGGTCGGCAAAGTTGCCAAAGATAACCGCCGAACATACGCCGGACGATGTGCCTTTGGTTAGGTCGCTTGGAACCAATGTCGATGATGCAACGCCATATCCCAACAATGTGTTCGAATCGTTTAGGATAAAGTTGCCCTCAACACCGGATGCCTGACGCGCTGTTTGGCGCATTTTTCCAACAACTTTCGGGTTTGTTAGGAATGACAAACGGCCACCCAATGCGTTGTCGATTGCAACCTCGGATTCAAGGTCAACCAATTTTGCATAAGTGATCGCACCGCCATTCGTACCCATCGCAACCGAACCGATGCCGCTTGTTCCGGTGATGCCTGTCGGCTCATTCGATCCACCACCCTCGATGGCAACGTCATCGATCTTGGCCGCAAACTGACGCAACATATCGTCGCGGATAACTTGCTCAACCGATGGGTCGGATTGCATCATCAATTTGCGAGACAAATCAACATATTGTGCAATCGTCTTTGGTGCCATTGTGACTTGGCGGAAAGTTGGTGCGCCTTCTGCCGCCGGTGCCGCGTTCTCCGCAACAAATCCCACGGCTGTTTTGGCGTTCAACGCCGGAATCGCAACATCGCCGGAAAGACCGCTCATCATGCGTGCGCCCAGGTTAGCAGTAACCAAGTTTGGACGTAGCGCGTCGATGAACTCACCGCCTAGGTGATCCGTTGGTTTCAAGAAACCGCCGGCTGTGTTTGTTCCAACTGTCAGATCACGCTTGAAAATGTCGCTTGGTACATAGAAACCACGCGCCTCTTTGCCGGTGCGTTTTGCGATTTCGTCTGAAACCTCACGCTCAAATCCGCCAACTTCACGACCCGCCGCCGCATTGCGGAATGCGCGCATCAATGAATATTCTTGGCGTTCTTGAACATTTAGATCAAGGTTGTCTGGTGTTGCGATTGGCTCATCCGCAGACGCAAACGCGAGGATGCCGCGAAACTGCGCCACTGATAGGCCATCTTTGATTGCCTGATTTGCAAGGTCGCGCTTGTTTTTAGACGCGCCTAGTTCCAGGATTTCGTTTACAGTTTTGGCGTATTCTGCGCGAGCGTTCGCCTCAACCGCTTGGATGTCTTGTTCTGACATTTTAGGTTCCTTTCTTTCGGCTTGTGCCGGAATAGGGGTTGGGGTTGGTTCGAGTTCGGCCTTGCGATTCGTTCCCACCGAGTCATCGGCCGGAATCGAAACAATGCTTGCCTCGAGGGGTGTCCACGATCGAACGCGGTAAGTGTTCCCACCTTCCGCCTTTTCATCGCGCTCCATACGCCCGATCTTGTATCCGATTGAAACATTGTTGCGGATACCATCACGAACGTCATCGTAAACCTCGGAACCAAGTTGGCCTTTCGAGAACCGAACTGTCGCGCGTAGTCGACGCGCCGAGGAATCAAGGTTTACAGATTCAACGACCCCGATTTGTCTTTCGGGATCATGGTCGAGCAACAAAGGTGCGTTGCCCGAATTTAAGAATGAGAGATCAACCGAACGATCGGTGTGATCCAGGATTTCAATGCCGAACGAACGCTCGACCGGTTTTTCACTCGAGATCGAAATCGAAACGCGGCGATCATCCTCGCCATCGATCTCGGCATCCATGTGCATCGAGCGTTTGCGGGTTTCCATTTCCGGTGCCTTGCGCTCTTCGTCAAGGTGGCCACCGCTCTCCGCATCGATCTCGACATCCGCCTCGATCGTCGGTTCATGGTCTTTTGCCAGGGTGATTGTCACCGTTTCCTCTGTCTCGGAAACATCGACAACGTGGCGTTGTTCTAGTTCATCGCTCATTGGCGCGTTCCTTTCTTCAATCGCTTCCTCGAACTTGATCGGTTCGAAATCATGTTCGCTCAACCAGGTTCGTGCATCCGCCGCCGAATATTTTGACGCATCAAATCGGATCGATTGTAATTCTGCGCCCTCATCCCCTTTTACACCATAAATGGCATCAATTCCATCATCAAACTCATCGTTGACGCGAACGAACCGGTCGAACTGATCCGGATCGGAAATTCTCGCCGCGTGTTCGTTTGGATATGGCCGCGCGTCCTCGCTCTCGATTTCACCCATTTCCTCAACCTTTCTTGCCGCCCATTCTCGGCCTGGATTTCCGCCCCATAACGCCCAAGATATGCGAAACGCTGTTGGCCCCCCATCGGATTCCTCGGCATCGTAATGATCCGCATAATTGACCGCATGGCGTGAAAAGAATGAGTGCATTCTTTTGACCGTATCATCCGAGAGGTTTTTCCGGTTAGCAATATCACGCGCTCGAGCAACCCCGACATCGGTTCCGCCGCGACCGTATTCCCTGCGCCACTCGAGGCCGCGTT